GGCTGCCAAAAAGAAGTGGAGACTACGGCTGTTATTAAAAGAAGCATACTGGAAAATAAGACGACCAAAGTATCCATGAGCAGCTACGATATTGTAGGTCTCTTCCTCTTGACCAAACTTGTATCCATAATTCTGCGAGATCTCTTCGGTAGTCTCCCGAATAAGGGAGGACGTGACGAGACTTCCGTGCATAGCACTAAACAAAGCGCCACCAAATACACCAGCAACACCAAGCATATGGAAGGGGTGCATAAGGATATTATGTTCTGCCTGGAAGACGAGCATGAAGTTGAATGTACCACTGATACCAAGGGGCATACCATCAGAGAATGAACCCTGACCAAATGGATAGACCAGGAATACTGCAGAGGCTGCAGCAACTGGAGCAGAGTAAGCTACAAAGATCCAAGGACGCATCCCTAGTCGATAGCTAAGTTCCCACTCTCGTCCCAAGTAAGAAAAGATACCAATGAGGAAGTGGAAAACGACGAGTTGATATGGTCCTCCGTTATAGAGCCATTCATCAAGTGAACGAGCTTCCCAAATTGGGTAGAAGTGTAGTCCGATGGCATTGCTGCTCGGAACGACGGCTCCTGAAATGATGTTGTTGCCATACAACAATGAGCCTGATACGGGTTCACGGATTCCATCAATATCAACAGGTGGTGCGGCGACGAACGCCATAGTAAAACAAATGGTTGCAGCCAGTAAACATGGAATCATAAAGATACCAAACCAGCCAACGTATAGACGGTTATTAGTGGACGTCACCCACGAGCAAAAGTCCTCCCAATTGGAAGACCTTTGATTAAAAATCGTTGCAGTCATAGCGGGATAAATTAATTACTGAACCTCCCACCCACCGCAATTAATCAGCCGATTTTCAGTTTATTCTTTTTTGCAGTCTTAGCAGCACGTTTAAAGTTTGCTGCAGTAGGAGCACCATCAGTGCCAGGCTTCCTCATTTTTTCACCACTACCAGAAGCGATACGTTTACGTTTGGCGTGGATGTTTGCATAGAGTCCAGGTTTAGCCATTTAGCATTTCCATTTGCGTAGAGCAAGGGCCTTCCTTGTAGGACGACCTTTTGAATCTTTCATTGGTCCTTTAACACCAGACATCCTAGCGCAGAAGGAACGCTTACGGGCACCACCACCAGGCTGTGGAGCCTTTAGGTTAGAACCCGTTTCTCTATTATATTTTTCACGACCTGCTTTTGTCAAGCCACCAGTACGTGATTTATGTTTACCAATTTTTAGACTAACGTTTTTTCGAGCCACCTTTCTTGCCTCCGCAAGATTGACCTTTAGTTGATTTAGAATGAGCCATTTTATTTATTCAAACAGTTTATTTTTAAATGCTGGTGACCCCATGTAGTTTCTACCTATAGATCCAAAACCACCTAAATCAAACTTAGACTTATTATCTTTTTTAAATAGTTTAGATATGTCTCTATTTGGTTCAGGTTTAGATGAGTTAGCAGCTTCAGATACCCTTGGATTAACTTCAAAAGAATTGGATTCTTTAGATTTAGGAAAAGCTTTTGTATCCTTTGTATCCTGACCTTTTTTATATTCTCCTATAGCACCAATAAAATTGGTCAATGACTTCAAACCTTCTTCACTCATAAGGTTATCACGCAGTCTAGAAAATAAAGATCGTTTCTTTTTATTAGCCATGACTAGCGTTTGTACTTAGTAACTTTTTTTACAGGCTTTGAATTGCCCATAAACAAACTAGCAAGGAGACCAGCTGCTCCGAGCCCACCAGATCCAAAAATCTGTTGCAATGGACTGGATCCTCCTTTAGTGGTTGTAACTTTTTTCTTATAATTTGGCATTAGAATTGTACCGGCGATCGTTCAAGTTTCTCAAATACATCCTGTCGATAAGCAGGATCATTATCATACCTAGGGTCACTCATGGCTTCAACAACTTCCGCTTGACTACGGAATACATTCTGAGGAGTAGAAGACGCAGTACCTGTCAACAGCTCACCATCAACACCAACAGCATTCTCGTAAGAATTACCAAGGGCACGAATAGCAAAGAACATTGCAATAGGATCATTCGATTCCATCACATGATCATACATACTAATCTCTTGTTCACTAAGGTTATCCTTAGCCCAGTCAATGATCTCACCATATTGTTCAGATCCACCGACTACATTTTGAAGAGCTTCAATATCTTGATCAGTAATTTCATACGTCTCTTCTTCTACTTCTTCATCCTCAGATTCTTCAACTTCCTCAGCTTCAGGTTCTTCCTCAGACTCACCTTCTTCCTCTTGATCTTGACCAAGTTTAGATTGCAGTTCAAGGTATGCTCGTTCTAGTTCCTGAGCATTTTCATACTTACCAGCAAGGAGTTGTTCCTGTTGTTGTGCAAGCTGCTCACCAACTTCAATAGAGTTCAGTTCTTCATCAGTGAACTCAGGCTGATCAGCAGGGGTGGGATCATACGTCAAGGTTGCCATAGTAATCAATAGGGTTAGAGTGGATAACAATAAGCCCACCAATGCCAACACGTTCTACTTTAGTGCCAGGTGAGCGGACTGATTTTTGTTTGCCAATACGATCTTTCTTCAGATACCGTTCAGGATCAGGAGGATTGACCATATGTTCGGGTGGTTTGTAAGGACCATCTTGTTGGGAGTTACGGTTGTACTCATCTTCTGGTGACCAGTCATGAGGATTCTGATCTTCTACTTCAATAGGTACAGTAACTTCAGGTTGTTCCTTAGGCTTGCGGCGGCGTGCCTGTTTGGGTTTGGGTGTTTCGGTCATTTTCTAATTGTTCTCGTTTTTGTCCAACTTCAGCAAACTTACCAGCTTGTTGCATCATCATCATTTGTTGTTGTTGATCAGCAGCAGCTTGTTGTTCTTGCTGTAGTTGTTGTGCAGTCTTGACAAGATTCAATACATCAATACCTTGAGCAGCAGCAAGACGCTTAATAACTTCCTCAGGGTTAATGTATTGTGCAATCGAATCAGGACCCATAGTCTGAGCAATAGTTGTCATAAATGCTGCAAGACTTTCACGGTCTTGACCACGACCCAGTGCATTAACACCAGCAACAATCGTAGGCTTGACCATATCTTTAGGTAGCTTAGGGATTTGACCAGAACGCTGGAATACACTAAGCTTACGATTAAGGTAAGGAACAAGGAAGTCAACAGTCAACATAGAGAACAATCCTCCCAACTGTTGTTCTAGTTCCATTTGTGTCATACGAACTTCTTCTGCTGTTGTACGTTCACTATCTCTTACATTAAGAATAAGGAATGCTTCAGCAAGACGACGTTCTAGTTGTTGAATCATCTGTGATGCAGTAGCAAAGTCAGCACCTTTACCAACCTGTACCACACCAATATCATCAGGTCTACCCTGAATGATGGCTCCATTGCCTGCCTTAGCCAGTACAGCAGGTTTTGTTGTGCTGCTAGGGCTAACAGTAAAGACAACCTTAGCGGCTGCTGCAGAGCCTTCTACGAGTGCCTGAGACAATGCCTCAAGACTCTTTAGATCACCAATAAATTCTTCAACACGACCACGACCATAGGCTTCATTATCTACAGTATTAAATCGTAGAGGTAGCCATGGGTTTGTTTCAATAGGTGAGTTACCACGAGAGGTAGGAATAATCTTACCATATACTTCTTGATGCCAAACAAACTTATTGTTCTCTCGTTTGACATGAGTATAGATGTCAACCTCATCAGCACGAGTGCGATTCTCAGCTTGATCCATAGGAGGATTGGGCTCACGCATCTTCTCAGGTAGCATATCCTCTACCAATTTTTTGCTGATTTTTTCTTTGGTTACAATCTCGGTTACATTACCCATACCATCACGTTCAACAACGTAACGGTTCAGAGGATAGAGCTTCAGCTTATCTTTCGCCATGTAGATAAGAGCATTACCAGTAACAACCAAATGCTTCAATGCTTGATGAACAACTACCCTATCATCTGAATGGGAGATGGACTCCATCAATGTACGTTCAATCTTAGCAAATGTCAAGTCAAGATCTGACTTAACAGTTGGATCCATATTATATTTAAGAAGAGATGTCTCATCCATCTGCAACTTAAAGAACGAAGTATTAACAGGTAGTAGTGCAAGCATCAGTTTAGATGCCAAGGTAACAACACCTTTAGCTCCAACACTTTGCCATGGAGTTGTCAGGTTTTTATGAGTGCTATCATCTTCATCTTGTTTGACAAGATAAGGGAGAGTAAGTCTAGAAGCAGTAACACCTTGATCAAGGAAGTCATCCCTTGTAGATCGTAGTGCATCATATCTTTGTTTTGCTTTCATTATGCTACACTCTCTCCTCTAAAAAGTTTCATAGCCTTACGACCTTTTTTACGTTGGGTTTTAGCAGTATCAGATGCAGTGCTGTAAGCTTTGCCTAGTTTTTCATTTTTCAAGCCTTCTCTTAAACTAGCAAACCGTCTTTCAGTACGCTTTTCTCTTTTCTGCTCTCCGTACTTAACACCTAATTTTGCACCTAGGTTCTCAAATTTACCGGAGTATGCATACTCTTTAGCTGCACCTCCACCTTTCCGGATATCTTTTACTGCTTGTTTATAGTCTTTAAACTCAGGTCGTTTTGCATCACTAATTTTAGCCAACTGCTTCTCTCGTTTGGCTCTGCCTCCTTCAAACTTACTTTTAAGGTTTTCAGCTTTTTCAAGTGTTTTAGGTTCAGTTTTTTTTGCAAGTCTAAGAGCAAGATCAGCTTCGGCAGCTTCACGGATTTTTTTTGATTGAGTTTTATATCCTTTAAAGTCTTTACCTTTCAGTTTTCCACCATCTGCACCTGGAAAATCTTCTATTTTAGATTCAGCTTCTTTTAAATCAGATTTTAAATCTTTTATAGTTGTATCCTTTTTATCTCCACCTTTGTCACCTCCACCATTTACATCACCTTTGTCACCTCCACTTTTCCCACCTGTTGTTGTTTGCGTTTGGGTAGGTGTTTTTTTTACAGGACCTTGGACAGGGGCATCAGTAAAGAATTTTTTTCCTCCAGCTAATTCTGAAAGATCTTTATTTTGTTTAGTAGCTATATTAGTAACTTGTTTAGGGTTTATTTTTAAATCTTTAGCAATTTTTGCTACATCTTTTGGTTTAAGCTTACCTTTGTCCTGTTCAATAGCCAGTTCAGCTGCCTGCCTAGTAACTTGTTTAGTGGTTAACCCTGTATCTTCAGCAATTTTTGCTACATCTTTTGGTTTCAGCTTACCTTTGTCCTGTTGAATTGCTAAGGTTGCTGCTTTTTTAGAAGATATATTCTCCGGACTAGTTGAAGCTTTTTTTTGTGATGTAAAATCACTTTTACTACTAAAATTCTTCTTTTGTTTATCAGTCAGTTGAGACCATGTCAGATCTAAAATTTTTTTTTTAAGTGCCATTGTTTTCGAGTCGGTGTATTAACCACTCTACAACAGAACGTTGCCCAGAGCGGAACATAATCTTTTCAATTGTATCGTCTGGTGACGGAGTAATAGGTGGAAAGTTATCTTCCAACTCATTGATAAGGGCACGGTGTTCCATGCCCAATGTTTCAAGCGTACTGAGGAAGGTTGACATTACTATGTTCAAAGAATGCTGGCATTCGTGCTGACTTGGTGGCAGAAAGCTCAGGGGCTTTACCTTCATACATCAAGCGATCACTAGAATCCAGCCAAAATTTTTTGTCCAAATATTTATCAGATGATTCACCAAGAGGACTCATCACCCAATTAATTGTAGCCTTCCTTAGTTTATCAAGACTTGCAGAAGGAGTAAGACCAAGTTCAGTACACACAAGAGAATTGGTAGCAACATGGATTTGCTCATCACGACTTATGTCCGCAGATGTTGTACGCATTGCAGCGTCACCATTAAAGCGAAAGAAAGGGAGAAGTACAAAGAAAATTGCACGCTCGGCAACCATTGCTTTGAGTACCGTGTGATCTGGATGCGTAACCCACGCTTTTCGGAGCGCCATGGCTTCCTTCTCAGCTTTCTCATCAACGCCGTAAGCATCGGCAATGTAATTAAGTGCCAGGTCGTGGTTCTCTTCATCCCGTACATTTGAGATGAGTATCTCTCGGGAGACTTCTGGTACTTCAGAGGCAAGGGCATCATTGATAAAATCTCCCACAGGTAGTTCCATATGTCGCAATGCAAGTGCACGGTGGATTGCTTCCTCCGCACCTTCTTTGCATGTACCAGCAGTCGGTTTGACCGGAGTCCATTTGCGCTTCCGGTTCATTAGTTTTTCGTAAGGGTTCATTCTTGACAATCACATTGAGGTTCATTTGGTTCTAACTCCGATTCCTCAAAGAGATTTGCAAGATAATCCTCAATGTCTGCATCTTTTAGAGCAGCATACGCATCAGATTTGTCTTGCACATCTCCCATGACTTGAAGGGAGTAGTAAAGAGAAGTCTGTGGCGATTTCAGCCACTCTGCAATAAAATCCTCATCCATGATAGCCATATCTGACCACCAATTAAATGAGTATCCGTGCAAGAGACCTGTTTTATTATAGAGAGTCATGATGCCATCAGCAACACGCTTGTATGCTTCCCATCCAACTTCGGATGCGATCTCTACATCTCCATAATCATATGTTTGGACACCAAAGGTGCCACTATCGCGGTCAACGGTCCGAGCAATAGGTGGGGCAATCTCGGGAGCACAAGTGAACCCATCAGCATCCTGTGAGCGGTAGCTACAAGACGCTGTAGGCGCGATAGCAAATGCCCTGACCATATTATTAACACGAGCTACTTCAGCAGCAGCCTCGATGCCTTCATTGATTTTAGCTACTAGCTCATAAGCTACTGAGGTTTTTCTAGTTCCAGTATTGAACTGATCAAGTGCCCGTCCAAACTGCTCGTAGCTGACACTGTACCTCCGCAAGAGGTTTGCAAGGCCCAACACTCCAAGTCCAACTTGTCGATCAGTGGTACTAGGAAGGTATTCTCCAGTCTCTCCAACGCCTGTTCTCCCATGGAGATCGCACAACTCTTGCATCCCGTAATGGAAAGCACCTGGGATGTCTGAGAAGTCACAGGATCCAAGATTAACATGTTGTAGGAGACAGGTTCCTCTGGATGGCAAGTAGACTTCCAAGCAAACATTTCCACGAATCCGTTTTGTACCTTCGTATTTAACTTTGTTGAGCCAGACATCACCTGCTTTAATAGCTTGAATAAGTTTTATACGGGTAATAGAAGCCATCTCATCCCACCACTCTTGAGTGATGTTAACACAACGCTTTACCCATGGAAGCACATCACGTGGTGTTGTGATGAACTCATCAATGTCTCCATGATTTGCATCTAGGTGTAGGACGATTGCTCCATTTTTATACTTACCTCCTCGCCGGAGAGTTTCGTTAAGAGACGAGTAGATTCGTCCAAATGATACAGGACCACTCGCAACGACGCCTGACGCTCTCTCGTGTCCTTTAGGATCGAGTTCTGATAGATGGATAGCAACTCCTGCGCCGTTTCGTAAAGCGTGAGACGCAAATCTCCAAGAGGCTTCGATTCCATCAGGACCTTCCATTTCATTTTGTACAACAAATACCGTGCATGACACGGGTAGACGACCTTGTGGATCGTCAATCCAGGACTGCACTCGACCAGTCCTACTAATCAAATTATTCATACCAGATCGTCAAGTTTTGGTGGTTGATAGTTTGGTCCTTTCAGAACCTTACCGTCTGCACGGCGGATGGGTTTACCATCTAGTCCAAGTTTGGACATGTTTGATTCATGGACTCGGCACATTGCCTCTTCAAGATCCCACTCCATATTCTCTGCGTATTGGAACGCCACATACACAAGATCAGCTAGTTCTTTTAGCTCTTGTTCATAGCCTTCATTCTCACAAGCATACAAGAACTCTTTGTATTCTTCAGCGATCAAATCCAGTTGCATAGTCCGGTTCTCCAAACCGTTCTGGATCCCATAGGAAGTCCGGAACTGGATCGCCTGATCGGAAAGTGATTGGGTCGTGCAATGGGGCAGAG